ATGCACCTTGCCGTTGACGATGGCGCAGTGCTTCGCGCTTTTGTGGTAGTTGTCCAGCAGATAGTACGGATATTCGTTGCGCTCACCAAACAGCACCATATTGGCCTGTTTGTTTTCCAGCATCACAGGCAACTGGTAGTCGGTGGTCGGGATGAAGCTAAATGCGAATTTAGAAGCTGACATAGGTGTTGTTGTTACTTGGTGCAACGTAGGTTTCGGTTGCGGGTTCAATATACGCCAATCCTGTTTCGACCACTCTTGGCGTTCCCATCACAAATCTCCGCATCGCCCTTGTGTAGCGATTTGACGTGTTGTCTTTCGCGTGCGTTCCTTGGTTTCCGTTATTCATATCAATCGTGTATGCTTGCGTGGCACTTTCCTGTGTTGACGACCAATAGGTGTGATTTGCGAAGTTGCCCAAGCCATCAGCCGCAAGTTTAGTGTACATCTGCGCTAATTCATCAAGCGAAGGAAGAAACCAATCGCTGTAATCGTTAAGCACTAACTGGTCGCAAATCCTCGCGCTTATACCCGATGTGGCACAACTTGCCACGATTGAAGCGGTGTTAATTATGCCCTGACCAATCGCTTCGGGTGACGCACCCTCTGGAATGAATATCCCTTGACACCCCCACGGCGCATCCGTTGCTTGGTCAGCCGCCGCACTGATGTACGCATATCCTGAATCTTGAAACACGAATAAGCCACCACCAAGCGCGTCACCCGCCGCGTAGCCATTCGCATCTTGCAAGACCTCGTATTTGTACTGCCCTTTTTCAAGCGCGCCCAACGTAAACGTGAAGCGGTCATATCTCTCTTCGTAACTGGATGCGTTGCTAATCGCGTCAATGTAAATGACGGTGCTGGTGTTCTTGGCGATATTGGTCAGAATCAACTTGTAGATGGTCGCGTTGGTTGCGCGTTCAGTCCACGTCACGTTGATAGTGTTGGATTGGCTGGCTTTAAGGTATAGCATCAAGGTTAAATACCACGCGCCACGCTTTTGTACAAATTCAGCCTTGCCTCGCTGATTTGCTGGATGTCAAACTTGCCCTGCATCTTGGCCCGCAACCGCTCGCCCATTTCTTTGGCCATCGCAGGTTCGTTGATAAACGCCCGCATATACTTGTACCACAGTTTGTCCTTCTTTTCAGGAACAAGCCACCCATCCACACCATTCTCGATGCAGTCGGCATACATCGGCACCTCGCTGGCAATGACCGCCCTACCCATCCACGCCGCCTCGGTTATCTTCAACTCCGACTTCAAGCGGTTGAACTTGGTGTCGCGCAGTGGCGCAAGGCTCACGTCCACCCAATTATACCCCTGCACATAGCTGTAAATATCCGCCGCTTGGATGCGTGAGTAGTTGTTGTTCTTCCCTTTGTTGCTGAACACCTGCTCGTACCCTTGGTAGATTGGGTTGTTCTCGTTCCACCCTGCAAGGTATATCATATACTTGCCATCCAATTCCACCTCATCCGACAGGCGTTGCAGTGGTGACCGCATCAACTCCACATCCTCCGTGTGCTGGGCCGCACCGAAGTAGCCGAAGCGCACCCGCTCGCTTTGCGTTGGCTGTTCCTGAAACTGCTTGTACTGGATGTATGGCGTGTTCGGAAAGATGCTCACGTTCTTGTTAAACTTCACCAATTCATCGCGCAGGTATGTCGTGGTCGTGATGATGTGGTCAGCTATGCGGATGTGCTTCTCGATGATGGCGGGCATCTTCGTGTCGTGGTAGTGGCGGTAGAATGAATGCCCTGTGCCTAAATGCCAGTAGTCGTCCATATCCAAGATGATCCGCGCGCCATACTGCCGCAGGATATTGGCGACCTGCTCAACTGCTTCCAATGGCCCTGCAATCCACGTTCGGTTGTACAGGAATAGGTCAATCGTTTTCAACTCATCCTCTTCCATCCGCCTGATGTCATCGATGCTGACAAAATCCACCACCCCGCCGCATAGGTCGTGAACGGCCGCGTTTGGCATTTCAAGGCGATAGTAACTGCATCCTGTTGGGTGTTGGTTGTAAACGATGCAAATTCTCATTGTGCAGATTTAAGGGTTGACGTTGTGCAAAAATAAGAAAGCCAGTGCGACCCTTACGCACTGGCTTTCACCAACCCAAACTGAACTACACTTAATTCGCGCCGCCTGTAATTTGCGTACCTGACGTCACACCTGCGATGACAGTCGATAGCACCTCCCTGCAAGGCTGTGCCTCCATCGCCGTGAACGTCAACTCATAACCACCACGGTCACCCATCGCTGTGCCTGACTGGGCAGTACCCCCAGTCACCTCGATGCCATTCGTTTCACCCAACAGCCAATATTTGCCGTTGCGGTCAGTTACAATGGCCAACAACCTGCCATTCGAAGCAAGGCGCAACTGATTGCGTACCTCCTGCGTGAGCCTGTTGATGACCAGCGTCATTTCTTGCTGGTAGAAAATCGTGCCGTTTTCGATGCTGGCGTTTGTCGTTTCAGTGAACTGACCAACGCCTTTCGGCAACTCAAACTTGTAGAAGGCAGTGCCGCCCGAAGCATAACCTGTGAAGCCAGTCACCGTGCCTGTGGTGTTGGTGGCTACTGACCCTGTTACGTTCCACGATGCAAGCCTAATTTCGCTAATGCCGCCGACATTGTTGCGGCATCCTAATGCGTATCCTGATGTTAATGCACAGCTCATATTTTTTCTTGTTTATAGTGTCAAAAGAAAAAGAAGGGCAGGTTTCCCTGCCCTGTCATCAGCCAGCAGGTGTCGTTGCGTTGCTCGCTTTGTACAGCACCATAAACTCGGGATATGCAAACTGCACCCCGTATTTCAGTGCCGCTTGGAAGCGAATCTGGTCGTTGTCGTACGATGCCCAGATGCGGAAGGTATCCTCATCTGAAAGCAGGTCAGTTCCAAAGAACAGGTTGCTCAATGACGTGGCCACGATGCGGCGCGTTCCATTCAATCCATTGACCGCACATACACGCATATTGGTTGCGGGGAAGAACATTTCACCTGCACCCAACTGCCCAAGGTCACCCTGATACAGGTTCAATCCTACCAATTTGTTGGCAAGGATGCGGTAAGTATCCCAGCCGCAAAAGGCGTAGATGTCGTCCTTGCTGATGATTTCAACAGGGATGTTTTGGTAAACATTCTCAAACGCGCTGACGATGGTGGTGTCACTGAAAGCCGCACCTGCAAGGCTCGATACGATTGAAGCGGATGCAGTGGTCTTCTCCATCAAGTGCAACAAACCAACGGTCTTGTTCAGGTTTGCGTCACCGCTCAATGATGCAGATGAACCAGTCCACCCTGATGCGCCTGTTGCAGTTGTTGACTGCCAAATAGCGTTCTCGATGTTCTTTGCGATTTGCTTTGCCTTCTGCTCGGCATACGCCTGCTCGAAGGGAACGCCTTCGTAGTTGCTACCCTGCGTCAACTGGGTTTGCATCCAGTACTGCTCAAGTGAACGAGGACACAACTCCTCTTGCACTTTTACACGCGCCACGCTGATGTTGCGCTGGCTGAAAGTGGTTGTACCTGACGCATTCCACGCGCAGGTGGATGCGGCTTGGAATACTGCATCGGTGTCCATTAAGTTCAACGATTCCTCGTACTTAACGCCAACACGCTTCTGCATCAATGATTGGGTCTTCGCATCGAAAACCGCTTTGGTCAGCAACGGCAACCGCTGTTGCTCGACATAGGACGTTAGTCCCCCAAGTGAAAATGCCATAATCTTTTTATTTTAGGTTTTTAAGGTTATTTGTTAATGCTTCAAAATTCGTGTTGCGCGACAACTTGATGTTCTCGACAATTGCGTCACTGGTCCGTTTGCGTGGCTCTGCGGTTGGTACTTTGCTCATCTTCTGAACCTCGGCATCCAACTGGTCAAAGCGCGCGGTATTGGCTTCCATCGCACCTGCTAACTTCGACAATATCTCCTCCAACCTCGCTTCCAATGCCGCAATTCTCTCCTCTATTTCGGATTCGGCGGCCTCGCCTTCGGGTGCAACTTCAATCTCCACTTCCTGTGCCGCTACTTCTTCCTCCACCACTGGCTCACCAGCTGGCAGGTCACCAACTTCGACAATCTTGCCTCCTTCGGTAGTGATAACCCCGACTTCGGGTACAGTGTGCTGACC